TTTACCTGTACATCCTTCAGATGGTAATTTTAAATATTATCCAACTGATGTAAACGTAGCATCAGGAACGGCTACACTAGATGCAAAAGGGTTACTTGATATAACAGGACCAGTGGACAATAAAGGTACAATAGGTACAGTATTTAATATCCATGTATATAACCAAACAGGTAATACACAAACAATAGCAACAGCAAATACAACACCAACATTCAGTGAAAGTCTAGCAAACAATACTTCAATGTTCTATAGATTTACACAAATTGGTACAACAGTATTTGCAGAAAAAGTAGTATAATAAGGAGTAAATTATGCCAATGGGTAAAGGCCAAAGAGGCGGTAAAAAGAAGAAGAAAAAAGGTGCTAAAGGCAAAGGTAGCAAAAGAGGATAGTACTTGGGCAAAATACTTCGCTAGTATTAGAGGAGTATGTCCCTGGAGTTATAAATTAATGGATAAAATATTAGTATTAGATACACATGTAAATTGTATGAATACATGGAGTACTATATTTAAAAGTAGCACACACGAAGCATTTGTTTATAAATTTCCAAAAGCAAATGTTTCTTGGTTAACAAACAAATGTGAAGAACTAAATTCTTCACAAGAACATTCAGAATGGCTATGGAGTCATCCAGAGGAAGGCGGAGACAGTACACATATACCGTGTCTTATTCAGCAAGATAGGACTAAATTAAACAATTTAAGAGAGAGTATAGGCTATGTGGACGAAAATTAAAAAACATATAAAGGCATTTTGCCAAAAAATTAAAGATATATTAGGAATGTAAATGGAAGCAATAACTAACCACAAATTAGAACTGTTAAAAACACTAGAAGAACTTAGAACAACTAAATTTAGCGATGTAGAACATGCAGAAGTTATGACATTAATAAGTAATGGTACATACACTACATGTGAACAAATAACAAGTCACCCAGTAAGATAACATGGCTAAAAGAATAACAACACAAGAACTCCATAGAGAGATTGAGATAATTAAGAATAACCATTTGGCGCATATAGAACAAGATTTAGACAATCTTGATACGGCAGTCAAGGATAACAGAAAATATTTCGAGACTCGTCTAGACAGACTCGACAATCGTATATGGGGTCTTGTGTTACTTGCAATTAGTTCACTAGGTGCAACTATTGCCAGCATGATGATATAATGCCAGTAGCACCAGATTACATTAGAAAAGTAGCCCGAGAAGCACTGGATATCAGAGAAACATTACCTAAAAGCCGACGTGCGGGTACATTGGTAGGCTTATCAAGAGCAAATCAATTAGCAAATGGCGATAACTTATCAGAAGAAACACTAATCAGAATGCGTAGTTACTTAATTAGGGCAAGAGAGAACTACAGACAAGCAAAGAGAGCCGGTCTAAACGCCAGCAACAGTAAAGCCATACAGGCATATATGTTATGGGGCGGTCCTCGTGCCTTAGCATGGGTTAATGACCAATTAGGTTAACGTAACCAACCCCACCAACCGCACCAACCCCACCAATCAATCCTTTACATAATTTACCACTTTATAGTACTATTTTGCCTAATAGTGATAAATAAAAGTGTTAAAACAATAAAGGAGACTAAAAAATGGCAACACAAGAATTACAAAACATAGCAAACGCAATAGAAGATATTGGATCTATAAATGTTACAATAGCATTAGATACTGATACATGGAATCAATATAGTTATTTTATGCAAGAACAAAATACACTATTAGAAAGAATTGCTAATGCATTAGAAACAACAAAGGAGGAGGCGTAAGCCTTCTCTCTATAGGAGACCAAAATGCCAAATAAAACAGGATTTATAAAAAAACAAAAGCCTATGAAGAGTGTGTCAGCATTCGAAAAGAAATGGGGAGAACCTGCATACAAAATAGCAGAGCGAGAAAACGTTGCAACTACAACTATTCATATGAGGGTACGCAACTATGGTACACCCTTTCAACGCAAAGCAAAGCCTAGCGAATGGGAAGCCAAATATGGTAAAACAATAGTAGAGATATGTAAAGAATTACAAATGCACCCAGTTGCATTATCATTAAGAGAAAGTACACACGGCACCGTATATTGTGAAGACACATTACAAAGTAGCGGTACTTATAGAAATAGAAAAGTAGAAAAGTATAAACATACTGAACATTGGAGTAAATTACCTCACTTTAAAGGAGATAGATTTTGGTTAATGCCTGAGCATCCTGATTATCAGAAAGAAAGAGATATTGCACTTCAATGGGATTGTGAAAAGCATATTGCACTAGCAAGTCAAAAAATCGCAAAGCAACAATCAAAATGACAATTAGTTATCAGGATGTACCCGCAAGTACAATGCTAGAAGAAACAGAACAAAGACAAATGTATTTTAGACAAAAAATACAAAAACAAGAAAAATATATATATCTACATCCTGAAGATAAAGATTATATATTGTTTTGGGCAGACAGATTAGTATGTGATATAGTTGCAATGCAAATTATAGACCCTACATTCTGTGAAGATCTGTATAAACAATCTAAAGCCATGCCTTTAAGTGGATATTCTAAATTAAGGAATACACCTATAACATTTGCCGCAGGACTTATAAGTAATGCTAGGCGTAATCCAAAAGAGGATTTTGCAAAGAAACAAATTAAGTATATTACTACATTATTCAAAATTATACATTTTGCTTACACAGAAGGCGAACTTAAGAAAGAACTTGGGTATAATGTGTTTACAGGTAAGCCTAATGATATACCTTATAATTTAGTATTTAAAGAAGCATAATCATAAAGTATATTCAAATTTATATATTTAGATAAATATATATTGTAAAAGATAACACATCTATTAGTCATAATGTTGCCACATTTACCCTATAAATACCCCAAATAGCATTTATAGGACTCCTAATAAATTTATCTTTTATATGTAGTTCTCCTGAACTACAATTCGTTATCGCGAATATAACAATGGGTTCACTTTATGTGGACCCATTCTTATCTATATAGATAAATAGAAGTGTAATTAAATTTACAACATGGCAACAGCATTATGGCAAACAACTACAGAACCCTACAGTACTAGTATATAACATATAGGTTTGTCAGCCTTTATACTAATACTACAAAACAGACCGGTACAACGCCTAGCGAATAGCGACAGCACCCGTAAGTAGTAAGACACTTCCACCGCACCCGATGATAGCGGTTTAACAAGAAGTTAAGTGTTACTATAGTGTAAAGTTATACACAAACAACACTGACATAAACAGAGTATATACAAGGTAACGAAATACTCAATGCAATAGCATACCGTGGTAGGTTGGAGATAGTCACAAGATCCATTGTCAATAGTGTAAACACCTACACCAGTCTCGTGTGTGATACTCGCATAATGAGGACGGAACCTAGCAAATGGTTCCGTCTGAGTGAAATATCTGCATAATGTAATCAATATTATATCATCATTAAGTCATAAGGTTCTTCTTAGATACTCGACGTCGTAGACACTTAGCCTTAAGAGAGCATCGCGAACGCAAAGGCGTTTAGTCCGCAGGACTAGATTAGTTGCTTAATAATCAGTTCATCTGTTAAATAGAATATAATGCTTACAGAAGAAGAAATAAAGAAGTTATCTAATATTCAGTATAATACTCATAGTGTTATAATGTATTGGCATATGATACAAAGACAACCAGAAATGTCTAAAAAACAACTTAGAACATTGCAATCACTTGCAAAAATGAATAAAGACGAACAAGACACTTATGTTATAATAGAAGATATACTTGTTTTAGCACCCACAAATAAAAAAACACACGAAATTCCTGTAATTAGATAAATAGATGGATACGCATACAGTAGCGATAATACTGATATACAGGAGTCACAATGTCAACTGAAAAAGAACAATCCAAGCAGACTACACCTTATAAAGTAACAAACATCAAGTACGGCGAAAAGACTGTAAGAGGCCGCGTCATAGGGCGTAACAAAACAGTTATACCAGAAGAACAAGTAATGGAATTAAGTAAATTGCATTGCACAAACAAAGAAATGGCAGACTTCTTTGATGTACCACAAAGCACCTTTACGGATAACTTTCGCGATATTATCACAAAGGGTAGACTTGAAACGAAACAACGTTTAAGAGCGGCACAATTGAAGTTGGCTCTTAATGGTGACCGAACACTATTAATATGGTTAGGTAAGAATATATTAGGTCAAAGTGAAAGTCCTGTAAGTGCTGAGAACACTCAAGTACTACCTTGGATAGAAGATAAAGCAGAAGAATAACTTTTGCACATAAAGATATGCAGTTAACAGATATACAGAAAGAAATAATCAATGACGAAAATCGCTTCAAAATAATTATATCAGGCAGACGTTCTGGTAAAACAATGTCTGCCATTACAAGTCTTGCCAAATACTCCAGACATCCCAATAAAAAATGTATGTACATAGCACCAAGTTATCGTATGGCTAAACAAATTGTTTATGATGATCTTTACAATATGCTTAAAGATCGCAATTGGTTAAAGGATGTAAACAAGTCAGACTTAGCATTTACACTAGTAAACGGTTCAATGATATACCTTAGAAGTGCAGATAATCCTGATAGTATAAGGGGTATAGGTTTAGACTATGTAGTATTAGACGAAGCCGCTGATATATCAGAAGAAGCATGGAAAGCCGTTATACGTCCAACACTATCAGATAAAGAAGGTTCTGCTATGATCATATCAACACCTAAAGGCAGAGGTTGGCTATATGATGT